AATTTGACCTCGACCAGCGGTACGGTCACGACTTTGGCGGGCACCAGCGCAAGCATTACCAATCTGTCTTTGGGCAGTCTGGTGATCAGTTCTACGACTCTGGTGACCAATCTAAACGCCGATTTGCTGGATGGACAGCACGGCAGTTATTATCTGAACTTGGCTAACGCCACAGGCAATTTAAGCGGAGGCACCTACTAATGCCCACGATTCTTCTGAAGAAAAGCGACACTCCGGGTTCAGTTCCCGGCACGGCTAACCTGACCAATCTGGCAGGGGGCGTTGAAGTCGCGGTCAATACCGCTGATAAGCGCGTTTACTCCATGACCTCCGCGAGTGCCGTAATTGAGCTTGGCACGAACCCTTCAAGTCTGACTTGTTCGGACGTTTCGGCAACGGTATTGCGGGCTGGCTCTGCCACGATCACCAATCTTCTGGCTACGACGCTAACTGTCTCCGGCGGCACCGCCAACGGCGTGTTGTACTTGAACGGCAGCAAGGTGGCGACGAGTGGGACGGCGCTGACGTTTGATGGGACGAATGGACTTGGCTTTGGAACTGGAGGCACGGGAAACACCGCTGCGGTTTTGACCTTAAAAGGATCAAGCGCAACAAATTACGGCGCTGCAATTACCGGCACTAGAAACGGCTCTGGGTCTTGGTTTATTGGGGATGCAGGAACGGCGATTGGCAGCGGCACTTTGGGTTTTATTTATTACAATTACACCACTAACGATCCGTGGATATGGTACGACGGCGGGGCAAGCGCAGAACGTATGCGCCTCAATTCGACGGGCCTTGGCATCGGGACGAGTTCGCCTTCGTATAAATTGGATGTAACAGTCGGCTCAACGTCTGGCGCAAAATTGTTTAGGTTTAGTGGTGCAAGCGGACAATCTTTGTACGGTTATGCAGATGCTGGCGGCACAGGTATTACGCGCACAGACCCGTACAACTCAATGATCTATTTCAATACCAGCAACGGTATTGAGTTATACACAGCGTCAACTCAGCGTGTTGTTCTTGACTCCTCCGGCAACCTCGGCTTGGGCGTCTCGCCGAGTGCGTGGGGCAGCGCAGTTAAAGCGTATCAGGTTGGGAATAGTTCACTTGTCGGCACATCTACGCAGATGTTGCTTTCGCAAAACTATTTCTTTGATGGCGCTGATAAGTACATTGCGACCGGCCCTGCTTCTCAGTATTACCAAGTCAGTGGATCACACCAATGGCGCATAGCAGCCTCCGGCACCGCAGGTGGGGCAATAAGTTTCACGCAGGCGATGACGCTGGATGCGAGTGGGAATTTGGGGGTGGGGATTACTTTGCCCAACTCAAGACTTGATGTTGTCGGTGGCACGGGAATCCGCGTCAACGAAGATGGGGCAAGCACCAAGGTCATTCAAGTACGCAGCAACTTTGCTGGCGTTGGCCCTGCAATCAATGTCGCCACAAACGACCCGCTGCTGTTTCAAACCAACAACACCGAACGCGGCCGGTTCACGGCGGGGGGTGATTTTTTAACCGCTGGGAAAACCACGGCAAGTTTTACAACGGTTGGCGCAGAATTGTTGGCAAATGGACAGATAAATACCGCAACCGCCAATATAGATAACTTAAACCTTTATAACACAACTGCCGCTGCTTATCGGTTTTACGTCAGTCCCGGCGGAACTGTTTTTGCCACTAATACGACCATTAGCGCCATTTCAGACCAGCGACTAAAGGAAAACGTCCGCGATTTGGATGTTGGCCTTGATGCGATTATGGCATTGAAGCCTCGCAAGTTTGACTGGAAGGAAGGAAAGGGGCAGGACAAGAAAGACGTTCGCGGTTTTATCGCTCAAGAGTTTGAGCAGGTATTCCCTGACTTAATTGACGAGTGGAAAGACCCGGCACCAGAAGGCGAGGAGCCATACAAATCCGTGCGTCAAGATTTGATTCCGGTGCTAGTAAAAGCCATTCAAGAACTGTCCGCCAAAGTCGCCGCATTGGAGGCCAAATGAACACCGCCCTATTGATCTTGTTCTGTGTGCTGCAAGCCGCTGACGCCTACACGACGCTGACCGTGCTGAAGCAAGGCGGGCGTGAGTTAAACCCCGTGATGGCAAAACTCTTTGCCAAGTTCGACCCGTTGCCTGTGATGGTCAGTGTGAAACTCGTTGGCGTGTGGGCGTTGTGGTACGTCGATATGTGGATGCTCACGCTCGCGGCGTGTGTCGTGTATGCGTATGTTGTGAATCAAAACTATGGAGTAATGACCCGTGGACGTTGAACTGAAAGTCTCGCTTGAGGAAGCCGTTGCCATCGTGAACCTGTTGGGGTCACTCCCGACTGCACAAGGCGCACACCCGCTTTGGGCCAAACTCAAGGAACAGGTTGAGCCGCATCTGCCAAAGGAAGAACCGAAATGACCACGATCACTTGGAACATCAGCCAACTGAACTGCTTGCCGCAAGCCCCAGAGGGCGCGGATTACGTCGTCACGGCGCACTGGCAGTGCAACGGCGTGGACGGCCAATACAACGGCAGCGTCTACTCGACCTGTTCGTTTCCCGTCGTGCAGGGCGAATTCACACCATATAACCAACTGACGAAAGATCAAGTGCTGGGCTGGATTTGGGCCAACGGCGTGGATAAGGACGCGACCGAGGCTGCGGTGGAGGGGCAGATTGAGAACCAGAAGAATCCTCCGATTGTCTCTCCCAAGTTGCCGTGGGTGACGCCATGAACGACATTGACCTCAAGGTGACGCTGGAGGAGGCCATTGCCATCGTCAACCTCCTTGGCAGCCTGCCGACGTCGCAGGGCGGGTATCCGCTTTGGGCCAAACTCAAGGCGCAGGTAGAACCACTGATCCCCAAACCGGATGAAGTAAAGCAATGACATCGGTACAAGAACTGGAAGTCACCGTGACCAGTCACATTGATGTTTGCACGGTGCGCTACGAGGCCATCCACGCTCGGCTCAAGCGTCTGGAGCAACTGGTACTGAAGGTTGGCGGTGTCATCATCGTCGTCCTGTTAGGCGCGTTGGGCAGCATGGGTATGCTGTTGCTGGAGGCGTTGCAAAAGTGACTGAGACGACCGACATCGAAATGTTCAAGGCGCAGGTGCGAGCCGAGTTGAACCGGCTTGAGGCGCAGTCTTCGGCAAAAGAAGTCGCAGGTAAGGCCATTGGCAAAGATGGCCTCAAGTACATCACGGTCATCGTGGTCATCGGTGTCGTTTCCAGTCTTGCTTTGGAAGGCGAGAAGATTGCGGCGGTAATGGGCCTATTGGGCGCGTCACTGACCGCGCTGATCTCCATGCTCAACAACATTGCCGGGGCTAACGAAAAGGAAGACAAGCCCGAGTTTGGCGTAATCAAAGAACTGATTAACAAACTGGATCGACTTGACCGCAAGGAAATGCCGATGCGTGTCGATGTCGAGGGCGACCATGTGACTGTCACGAAGGGCGATGATGTGGTGAGGGCGTCCAAGTGAACATGCAGAAGATTGTGGATATGCTGTTCCCAGTCCTGCTGGCCGCTGTCGGCTGGCTGCTTGCGGAAATCGCATCGTTCAACAATCGTTTGATCGCCATTGAGTCCAAAATCCCTATCCTAATCACCGAGGATGGGGTGCCGACTGACAGCCCGTTAAGCGCGTCCCGTCGTCAGGAACTCAAAGACGACATTATGGAAGACATCCATGACTTGCAGGTGCGCGTCAAACTGATGGAGGAGCGCAACAAATGATGACCATGATTAGCACCTTTCTGTCGTTCCTTGCAGGTGGATTACCCAAGATTCTGCAAATCTTCCAAGACCGGCAAGACAAGAAGCATGAACTGGCTCTTGTCGCAGCCCAGAAAGAGCGTGAGTTAGCATTGGCAGAGCGTGGGTTTATCGCGCAGGCACGGGTTGAGGAAATCAAACTGGAGCAAATCCAGACGCAGACGGCTGGCGAGGAGCGACAGGCTTTGTACCAGCACGACATCGAGATCGGCAAGGGCGCAAGTCAGTGGATGATTAACCTGCGTGCCAGCGTCCGTCCTGTTGTGACGTACATTTTCGTGCTGGAGTTGGTCGCGCTGAACGTGGCTGGCGTTTGGTATGCCTACACAACCGGCATTCCCTTTGCGATTGCGATGGAAAACGTATTCAGCGACGATGAGATGGCAATTCTGGCGTCCATCATTGCGTTCCATTTTGGTGGCAGAGCGTTCTCGCAAAAATGATTGGGGTATACGCAATAAGGAATGTCGTTGCCGGAAAGGTATATATCGGCAGTAGTGGCAATATTAAGAAAAGGCTTATCTGCCAAAAGTCATACTTAAAAAACGGGAATCACCCGGCTACTATTCGTTCTTTGCGTGGAACCAAGCAAGACATATCTCAATTTTCGTTTGATGTTGTCTGCGAAACGGAAAATATTGATCAGGCAAGAGAATTGGAAGACTTTCTTCTTGCAGAGATTCCGCAAGATCAACTTTATAACCTTGCTCTGGACCACACTGGCGGCAAGGTAAAGCGCATTAACTTGGAGCGGTATCGTGATGGCGCTGCCAAGCGTCTTTCTGACCCCGAGTTTAGAAACAAGTTAAGTCAATCCTGCAAAGGAAAGCGCCAAATCGTTACTTGCCCAAAGTGCGGTGTATCAGGTGGTGGCGGCAATATGCGCCGATATCACTTTGACAGGTGCAGGAATGAAAGTAAGCCCTGATCTTATTAAACTTGTGAAATGCCATGAGGGTGTCCGAACCCGTCCGTACCAATGTCCGGCGTTAATCTGGAGCGTGGGGGTGGGTCACGTAATAGATCCTGCTCACTTGGCGGTGAAGTATGAGGAGCGTAAAAGTCTACCGATACCCGCAGGCTGGGATCGCACCCTCACGATGGGAGAGGTGGACGCTATCCTTGCTCAAGACCTTGGCCGGTTTGAGCGCGGCGTGGCCCGACTTTGCCCTGCTGCTCTTGGTCATCAAGGCCGGTTTGACGCACTGGTAAGCTTTGCCTTCAACGTGGGCCTTGGAAATCTGCAACGCTCTGGGTTGCGGATGAAGACCAACCGGGGTGACTTTGAAGAAGCGGCTGAAGAGTTTATGAAATGGACT